AATGAAATCTATGACCAAATTCAAAGTGTCATCGACGAGAAGGGTAATGAGTTTGAAATGTGTTTCTTCCATTGTTTATCAAGACTCGTCGACAAGAAAGAGGGGACTCTTGAAAAACTGAATTGGGTCTCGAGTACCAAATGCTACCTGATACATGTGGACAATATGAAAAAGTACCACAAATACTTCCTTCCTATGGACAATCACATCGATATGAAACACGAAGATCTCATAGCCAATGGCGCTAGAGTGTATTACAAAGATTTAAGGGAATACATGTTCATCGACAGAACCCATAAAAGTATGATCGCTCATCATGAACACGGAAGACGTGAATTCTTCTCGAGACACCACCCTACGGCTACACCCGATGATGTCAAGTGGGGTTACTGAACAGTTCTGTAATGTCAATCCATCTAGTTCTTACCAAACCCTCTTCACGAAGTATATCATCAACACATAAAATCTCGTCTACCGTCCAACTTGATGCATTGCGAAACGCTTTCATAAATGTTGTAAGCTCACCGTCAGAATTACTTACCAAGGGTTCATCAAGTTTTTCTGACCCAACGGTACCATCTGGATTGATATACGGCCAATTTTTAAATGAAAAACGAAAACTCTTGAAGGCTGCACTCGGATCTGGATACTTAACACGTATCCCACCTTGTGATATAGGTTCAAGTTCAAATGTATGTTGTGGCATCGCTGTGTTCATTTTTTCGATGATACCAAGAATTTTCCTAACAGTCAAATCTCCATCAGCATATTTATAACACGGACCATGTTGGTACGTTCTCATGATTTTATTTGAATGAAAATTTCATCTTTAAGTGAGATTTACAAACACAGGTCTCTCGGTTCGAATTATGGAGAGTCCTATATTTAGTAGAGTCTTAGCCCATCGAGATCCAACAAAAATTGTCGTGTGATCTATGAACTTCTTGGAGTTGGGGCGATGTTTATTGAGAACCCCGCGCATCGAGAGTACACGACCGAGAGAAGCTCTCTTACACCTCGTCGTGTCAAGAACCACGTGGACCTTTTGGTTATGGGACCAAACGTAGTTGAAAAATAAATCTAGGTCTCTTGGAGTTGTTGTGTCGGTGATATTCAGCTGAAATGACCTTATCATTTTTATAAGTCGACACTTTTTAGAACGGGGAAAAACGTTCTAAAAAGTGTTCCTAACGGGGCTCGAACCCGTGACCTTGGCGTGCCTTATGTGGATGTGACCCCACTCGTATATAACGTAGTATAAGCACCACGCTCTAACCAACTGAGCTATAAGAACTTTACCCACATACTACATATGTTTCGAGTCTTTAAACCAATTTTTTATATTGGTATATATAAATGTTGACGTACATACTGATTGTAGTGCTTCTGTATGTATTACTTTTTATACTCAACATGAGTCACTTTGAAAGAACCATCTTGTATAAATTTTTCACACGCGGTGGTTTGAAAAATGTAATGAGTGTACCCGAATACAGAAAAGATAATGTTGCAGTTGACGAAGGTTTAAAAGATATCCTCTTGTCACCTTTCCAGTTTCATAGACATAAAATCACCAAGATTTCAGATGGAACCCTATTAAATTTTTACTGTTTTCACGATAAATATTTTGATAAATGTCGGGAGATGAGTAGTAAAATGTTTTGGAATGACTATTTTAATGCGAATGATGTGAAGACACCCAAACTTCACGCAACCACAAACCCATTCCGTGTGTATGAACCCATATCACCAGATGCCGAATACATATCAAAACCCGAACATGGGTTACAGGGAAACGGTATACATGTCGTAAAAGGTCATGAGATAAGACCAACCGAAAACAATCACCTCATACAAGAGAAGATTGATGCTTGTGGATATAAAGGTGCCAGATCATTTCGGGTTGTGACGACATATGATGGGGAACTCGTATCGGTTGAAGAATTGAAAAATGATAATAAAGTAACCTCCAATGGTCTGACTGGTGGAAACGTAAAAATGTGTGGCGATGACATGTGTGGGGAATACCAAAAATTACACAAACCGATAAAAAAACTCTGTGAACTTCACAAGCGCGATTTCTCATATTGTTTTTGTATTGGTTGGGATGTACTGGTTGACTGCAATCATGCATATGTCATTGAAGGAAATTGGCCCAATGGGTTATTTAATGTCAAAGATGATAACACTGACGAATTTTATGACATGTTTAAACCAAAGGCTAAAAATTTTTACGCTTTGAACAACATATAGATCAGATTTTTTCCTACCAAAAATCCTAATACATTCGTGAGATTGTCTCCGACTGAATAATGCCACGTATGTTCTTGGGAATTTTTTATTCCTAGTGCACGATCTATGAAATTTTCATGTTTAGGTTTTCCCGCATAGACACGACGAAACCAGAGAGGAGTTTCTCGATCCGACTCAACCAAACATCCACCAAACTTCTTTACGATGTCGGGTCTAGAAGACAACCAATACTCGAAGACTTCCCACAGTACACCTAACAGTATCCAAAACCAAAATTGTTTTGGATACATGGCACCCAAGAACATGAAGAAGATAAAGTGGCTATATTGGAAACCATAAAATTCTGTTCTGAAACAATCATCGGCTGGTTTATCACATGGACAGTGATTCGCATATAGTAAGAACCATGTCGCGAATCCTAAAATGACAGGGATCATTTATTATTTGGTTATATTTAAAATAACTTGACCAACTTGGCAAGCTCACCCAACATGACAATCTGTTGAGACATGACCATGAGCTTGGCCATATCGGTCTTTGGGGAAATGTCTCCATAGCCCACACTACTCATGGTGGTGAAGGAAAAGTAAAAAGGATCGAGGGGAGACTTAAAACCAAAACTCTCGGGCTTCATTTGGCTGTACACGAGACCATACATCAGTGTCACGATTAAAATGTTCAGAAAAGAATTCATCTTTTATTATACTTCAACAGAATTTTGTCGGGCTACCTCGGTACTCTTTCTTTTGAAATTCAATTTTTTGACACTCGCCACCCACTTCGCGACTGGGTTTGAGGAAGAAATCGTAGAAGCTGCATCATCACTCATGATGATACTGAGACCATTACATACATCCGGTTTGTTTTCTTTGTCTGGGAATTCCATGTTAAAGGCCCTGATTGAAATAGCTGGAATATCGGGTGCGTCATCGAGGAGGCGATCGTATTCCTCTCTCGCCTTTTTTACAAATTCTACAACATCCCCTCTGTGTGTCACATCCAACGACAACTCCATATCGATATTTCTATAAAACTTTGAGTACTGAACACACATAGCTGAATGTGCTTCGGCTAAATTAGCACTTTGACTAAACTTACTTATCGAAGTGAGAATACCACCCAAAACATTAAGGAATGCGAAAAAGTATTGGATGATCATGATTCTATTTTTCATATCTACGGAAACGTTTTCGCTTCCGCTCGGATTGAGAACGGCAAAACCACCTACACCCGTGATACTTGCTATGACTATACTTGGATATGAAAGATAGTCGTGTTGCTTTTTGTAATAGAGGCGAGCATGGTTGTGAAGCCATCTGTAGCCAGCAGCTTTTTCTGCCCAGCGTACCAAGAGGTTCTCTTGCTTCTCACACCAAAAATGTTCATGGGGCACATCCACTTCACCCATTACACTTAGTCAACATATATTTCTAGTTCAGGTTTCATATTCCGAACCCACCATTTCTTTTTTATAGGATCCCATCTTGCACCCAATGATTTAACGCGATCCTTTTCTTCATAAGGAACATTTAGATATATTCGCTCCTTTACGGGTGTATTCATAAATTCCTCGGCTTCTTTCTCAGTTTTAAAAGACTTGTAGATCGCACCCGGATACCCATCCACCTGTGTCTTAGCCTCATCCCAAGTTGTGTAAATACCCGGAGTACACCCTTTAACAACCGCGTAAAATTTTTGTTTCTTAGTTCCACTCGAAGTCTTGGTTTTAGGGTTTTCACCTGCAGCCTCTCTAGCTAATGTATCAACTTCTTCATTTTTAGGGTCTCCATTATGCGCCTTTACCCAATTCCAATTAACAGTCCTTAATTTATTACGCACTTCATCGATAGCAATCCACAACTCTTTATTTTTTACTGGTTGTTCCGTTTTAGTCGTCCAATTGTTCCTTTTCCAGTTGTGAATCCATGAAGTGATACCATTTTTCACATATTGACTATCCGTAAATATACACACTTCCTGGATATCCCTCTTCACACATTCTTCGAGGGCTTTAGCGACTGCAGTCATCTCCATTACATTATTGGTGGTATCAGACTGTTTACCAGAAAGTTTAAATTCATCACTAACCACACCCCATCCACCCCGACCAGGATTTCCAAGACAGCTTCCGTCAGTGTATACTTCGTACATGTTCATTGTTATTGTGCATTTTTTAAGATACTTGAATATCTTAAAAATTGTGTGATTCCAATTTTTAAATATGAATTTTTAATGGCAAATACAAATTTGATTTGTATGCTTAGTTAGAGAAGGCAAGACCACCCATACCCGACTGGATGCGGAGGACGTTGTAGTTGGTCGCGAACATGTGCATGTTGGTGGCACCACCAGCGGAGGGGTGCTGGGTGACCTGGACCTGCGCGTTGTCGATGCGGGAGAAGTTGCAAGTGCCTGTGGGCTGATGCTCCTCGGGCTTAAGTGCAAATGAGAAACTGTAGATACCGGGCATGGGGCAGCCAGAGTGGTGGTTGTAGGGCTGCACCTGGTTGAAGTACTTACCCTTCTGCTCCTTGAAGCGGTCCTGGCCGTTGAGGATGAGCTTGAAAGTGTTGAGGGGACCCTGGGCATCCTCAGTGAAGGTCTTGGTGGAAGCACCGGTGGCGTAAAGGGGAACACCGACGGACGAGAGGGGCACGAAGCAGTTGGAGAGATCGGTGGAGTCGAGGGGGTTGGACTGGAGGACAACATCGGCGTCGGCGGAGACGTTGGAGAAGTTCCAGAGGGAGTTCTTGTTGGTGGCAACGTTGGAGAAGCACCACACGAGCTCCTTGACGGGGTGGTTGTAGGAGAGGCGGACCTGCTTGGCCTGGCCCTCAGTGACGGTGTCAACACCAGTGTGCTGAACCTGCTCAATGAGGTACTCGTGTCCTTTCTGCGCAAAACGCCTACGCTCCTCAGTGTCGAGGTAGACGTAGTTGGCCCACACCTTGAAGACAGTGGTGTCAAGGAAGGTGGTGAAATTCGACGCTAAATCGAAATCAATGCGTACCTCGTGGTACTGTAGGGCAATTAGTGGGAGGAAAAGACCGGGATTGCGGTTAAAGAAGAAAATAAGAGGGAGGTAGACAGTCTTGCCAGCGGTGCCAGTGGTCATCTTACCCCAAGTAGCCTTCTTG